ATGGGGAAAACCACGGAAAAGCTGACAACGCGAGCGCTTGATCGCCTGGCGCGCGAGCTGCCGAACAGCGATGAGGTATGGGATAGCGAGCTGGGAGGTTATCACGTACGCGCTGGCCAGCGAGGCCTGGCGTTGCGTGTCTCGTACTACAACACGGGAAACAAGCGGCGGGTTCTGACGCTCGGTAGGTATGGGGAACTGACCGCCGCCCAGGCGCGTGAGTCTGCCCGCGAGACACTCGGGATCGTGGCACGTGGTGGCGATCCCCGAGCAGTGTTGGAGGAGGCCAAAGCCCAGGCGGTTTACCAACAGCAGCAGACGCTAGGCGTCTACCTCCGGGGTGACTATGCCGATCATCAGCGACGCCGGAAGGATGGCGACGCAACGCTTAGGCGGATCGAGCGCGATTTTCCCGACTGGCTCAACCGTCCGATGGATGGGCTCGACCGCAGCGACGTCGAGCGCTGGCAATCGAAGATGGAAACCGGCGACCTGAATGCCGAGCCGCCTGTCCGTGGCCTCGCCTACTCGACACTTTCCCGATCCTATGGGGCGTTGCAGACGCTGCTGAATCACGCCGCTCACCGTGGGGTGATCCCCTCCAATCCGATTAGCGGCGTTCGCCTCCAAAAGCCAGCGCTCACGGAGGAAGATCTCGAGGAGGACGAGGCGCGGCGCTATCTGGAGCCCGACGAAGTTGGCCAGTTCTTCGAAGGCTTGGAAGCGTATCAGGAAGAGAAGCGGCGTCGGCGCCGCAACAGCCAAGCCCACGGTAAAGGCTACCTGCCGGATCTCGATGGCGTCGCCTACGTCGATCACGTGTCGCCCTGGTTGCTCACCATGTATTACACCGGGTTTCGACCTGGAGATCTCATGGGGTTGCGGTGGCCGCACATCAATTTCGAGTTCGCGACGATTCGCAAGATCATCGAGAAGACGGCGCACCAGACACCGGAGCCGCAGACGTTCCCGTTATCGGATGAAGTGCTGGCCGTGTTGAGAGCATGGTGGGAGCAGCAGGGGAAGCCACGGAGCGGCTATGTGTTCCCGTCGCCGACATCGGGGAAGCGATTAGGCAAGAGTGGCATGCGCGGCCCGTGGAGGAACGTTCGAAAGCTGGGCCGGCTGCATGAAGACCTGGCGCTCTATACGTTGCGCCACAATTTCGCGAGTCAGTTGGTGATGGCTGGTGTCGATCTGCTGACGGTGAGCAAGTTGATGGCGCATTCCGATATCCAGACCACCATCAAGTACTACGCTCACCTCCAGCCCGATCATAAGCGTCAAGCGGTGCAGCTCTTCGCTCAGATCGGGCGTGATAGGGGCGCCCCTCCACAGTCATGAGGCAGCGGCAGCACGATGCATTGCGGCCTCTGCCGTGCTGGCGTAGCTCTCGCTCGATTCGAGCCACTCATACACGTCCGACAGACGATAGCGGACCTGGTGGCCTCGCTTCACGAAACGCGGCCCGGGGCGGCCCAGCAGCGTACCGGTACCGCGCGCCTTTCTCGCCGTCGCCGGCATGGCTGGGATCAGCCGCGGGAACACCACGATGTCGGGCAGCTCGATCATCGACGGATCCACGCCAGCTTTGACGCGCGCCAGCGCGTCGGCGATTGCCTGATCAGGGTTTGGCTGTGCGGCTCTCATGATGCCTCCTTGTTTCTCGCTCTCCAGCGATTGAATCGGTTCTGAATCAGCCGGAACGTCGCGCTGGCCTGCTGGTTGGTATCGAGTTCGGCGCGGCTGCCGACGCGGCACGCTTTCCGGATCCAGTCGCCGGCGTCCTGCTCGGTGTGTGTGCCGTCCGGCACGTCCGCGCCGAATCTGACGCGGGCGCGGCGGTCGAGGTAGAGCCGGAACGCCGGATCGCGGCATAGGATGCCCGCGGCGCGGGCGTGGGGATTGCCAGCCATCGTTCGGCCCCTCAGTACTGATACCGGCCCGGCATCGCCGGGCGCGGATCGGTGGTGGTCATGTTTGTCGTCTCTGACAGATCGCTAGTGTGGATCTCGATCACCTCGATGCGTGGCATGAAGCGAGAAGCCAGCGCGGTTCCGGTCTGAAGAGCGACGCCGATAGCAAGCGCGAGGATCAGCAAGGCCGCGATATTCGTCAGCCGCTTGATACGTTCACCGAACATGGCGCCCCCTGGCTTCGCGGATCGACTGGCAGTCGATGCAAGTGGTCGCCCAGGGCGCCGCCTGTCGACGCTGGGCCGGAATCTCTGCCCCGCAGTCTTCACAGTCGATATCCATCGCGCCGGCGACGGTCACCGGCAGTTGGTGCCGGGCGAGGGCGTTGGAGAGGTGGCGCTCGATGACAGCACCGGCGTTGTCTGCTGCATCAGCCATGGGGGCGCTCCTTCGTTCGCTTTTGCACGCTCGGCAACTCGCTGTAGCAGCCTTTACAGGTGCTTCTCAGACCATCCGGCTGGCGACGGTTGCCGTAGAAGAACTCACGGTCTGCAGGGAAGTCCTCTCCACAGCTCACGCAGATCTTGGTTTTTTCTTCGACGGTGGCGCTCTTGATATCAGCCATGGTTCAGCTCCTGGACGCGCTGGCTGTCGCGATACGCACAGCGGTGATTGACGACGGCCTGGCGCAGGGCTTCCTCGCTGTCGAAGGCGATGACCATGGCGTAGCGGTGGCGGGTCGCGCCGGTGCTGGGCGCCAGCACTTCGACTTCGCCGGCGTCCTGCAACGTGCCGCGTGGTACCGCCATGTCGACGCCGGTCCAGCGGGGTTTGCTCGTCTTCTGATGAGTCATATCGGTCTCCTGTCAGATCCCCTCGGGGAAATGCTCGGGGGTGCCCTGCCTTTCCGGCGGGGCAGGTTTCGGGTGCCGCCGGACGGCGGCCTGGATCATTCGGTGCTCGAGATCGGCGTTTTCCATTTCCTGCCGGACGTGTTCACTGGCGCGCCACTCTCGATATCGCTGGAGTTGCTCGTCGAGCTCCTCCTGGGTGAGTTCTTTCGGAGTCAAAAGGCTCCGAGGGATGAGGCTTTGGCCGGCCCCCGTGCCGGGGTCCGTACAGTTAGTGACACAAGTCCAAGGGTCGGCGGCTTCGCCACCTCCCAAAAACCCCGACGCGGCGGCACGCTTCGGGCGCACGTTCCAGCGATAGAGGCGCGTCAGGTATTCGGAGACGCCGCCCTTGCCATCGTTGACGGCGAGGCCTTTGGGCACCTTGATCTCGTCGCCGTAGCGTCCGCGCTCGATGAACTCCCGATGTTGCTCGCCGGTGGCGTGGCTGAAGTCGTCGTCGCCCTTGCCGGTGCGGAAGGCGGGGATGCTCCAGGGCTTGATCGGCTGCAGCTTGCGCGGCGTATTGGGGCCGCCCATGAGTCGGAGGAACCGGTCCCACTGGCCGGCGTTGGCGGCTTCGCGGATGCGGTGGAAGGTGGCCGCCGCGCGGGGCTGCGGATTGGTGGCTTCCTCCCACTTGCGAAGCTCGCCTTCCTGCTTCTCGGTGAGGCGGCGGATCTCGCGCCACACCGTGACGCTGGGCAGCCCCACGAACTGGAATTGGCGAATGCCCCAGCACGCCGCCCATGCCTCGATGCGCGGGGCGGCGCTGTTGAGATCGTGGCCGTATCTGTCCAGCTCGTCGCCCTCGATGCCGGCCCTGGCGAACTGCTCGCCATTGATGTTCTTCGAGATGTACTTGGCCACGTAGCCGGCGGCCGTGCCCTTTGAGTAGTCAATGCGCTTGGCATCGAAGCGCGCGGTGGTCTTGCCGAAGCGGTTGAACAACTCTTCCGGCGACTCTTCCTCGGCGTAATCGCGGAGGGTCTGGCTGACGGCCTCCACATCCTCCGGCTTCATCCACACCAGCAGATGCCAGTGCGGGGTGCCGTCGTGGTGCGGTTCCACCACGCGGATGCCATAGATGGCCCGCTTGGCCCGTGCCAGCCTGGCGCGGGTCTTCGCCCATACCTTCTGGATGTGCTGCTGCGCCTCGCGCGGTGTGGAGCCGTCGTATTTCGGATTGCGGCGGCAGCGGTAGCGCTCCCGGCCGTTGCGGTCCGTGTAGCGGTTGGCATTGACCGGGTGAAAGCGGCTCGGCGCGGTGACGGTGTAGAACATGCCGACGTGACCGAGGCGGCGGGCCTCGACTTCGGTATCCCGGATCCGCAGCATCAGCTCCGCGCGGCGGTGGTCCGGATTGGCCAGTCCCAGTTCGGCGAGTTCGGCCAGGGTGTAGGTCTGGCCTTCCTGATTGATCGCCTCGAGGGTCTCCAGCAGCGTGCGGTTGCGGACGCGCTGGGCGCGGCGGCGTTCGATGGTCATGTCGCTGCAGTAGATGCCGGCCTGCGCGTGGACGCGGTACGCCTCGCGCTGGACCTGCTCGAGACGTCGCCCGGCCAGCCGGCGCAGTTTGCGTCGCCAGAAGCTGGGGCAACTCAGCCGCGCCAGTTGAACGCTGGCCTTCTGCTTCACCGGCGGCGGCGCGATGTCGTGGAGCGTGGCGCGCTTGCGCGCGGCGGCGGCCGCCATCTCGTCGGCCACGGCCAGACTCATGACCGGCGCCCGCTCCCACCGGAACACCGCCATCAGTTGGATGCCTCCCGGCGGCGGCGTCAGCGGATTACGCGCCTCGGCGATCTGGCGCGCCATGGAGCGCGACTGGGCGGAGAGCGACACGCCACGCGGTTGACGAACGCGCCGGGGTGGCGGCAGCAGGCCGAGGCGCAGGCGGCGGTTATGGTCGGCGATGCCACCGATCAGCTTGTTGCGTTCGTCCTCGACGGCCCGGGCCTGCGCCCGGGCGTAATCGACCAGCGCGTCGTCGTCGTGGGTGGCATTGAGCCCGCCGATCTTGAGGCGAGATTCCACCACGCGCAGCCAGTCGCAACCGGCACGGATGCCCTCGATGGTGGTGGGCTGGGCATTGCGCCGGGCGATGAAGGCGCGCTGGAGATCGTCCGCGATCACGGGAAAGCGCTTGTAGACGTGCGCCGGCTCGATCAGATCCGCCGTCTGCCGTGTCAGCCAGCGGTTGCCCGCCGCATTGCCGTAACGCTCGGCGACGTGGATGAAACCGGTGGCCAGGTCCTCGGCCAGCGAGGGGAAACGGCCGAAGACATGCTCCTGTCGCCACTCCGCGCAGCTCGGCTTACGGTAGTCGCCATGACCGGAACCCGGAGCGCCGTAGGCTTCCGAACGTTCGATGGCGCTCATTGCGCCCCCGCTTCGATCAGGCTTAGCCAGTGCAAAGCTGTTTTGGTATCGCCCTGGGCGATGGCCCGGCGGGCGTTGGCGGCCAGTTCCCGGTTCGGGCTCTCGCCCTTGAGTCGGTCCCCCAGCCGCTGGGCGTAGCGGCTCATGCGGCCAATGGCGGCGCGAATCGCGTCACGCTCGGCCCGGTTCATCTCGCCGATGCCGCGCAGAGAGTCGCGGGCCTGCATCTGGGCGCTGGCCAGCACCGTCTTGCGCTCGTTGGTCGGCATGTCCGCCCACAGTTCGGCCAGATCCTTGTCGGCGCAGCGCGCATGCAGCTCGGCGCGCAGGGCGCCGAAGCCGGCACGGCCATCCGGCTGGACGACCGACAGATGACGTTTTGTCTCGGTGGGGAGGGTCTGAGTCGCGGCTGCCATGGTGAGACCTCGCGTTGTCCGTGTGGGCGTAGGGATTACTGCTGGGCGCGGTGGCGCACGACGCGAAGCGCGCCCCGGTCCCGGGCCTGCTCACGGGTGGCGAGCAGGTCGCCAACGGTGAACGAGATCGGTAGGCCGCCGGCGGTGCGCAGCACGACGACATGCTCGGTGCTGGCCTCGAGATCGAGCCACGCGACCTGATTGAGCGACTCCAGCTCGGCGCTGGCGTGGATCGCGGACAGCTCGGCTTTCGCTTCCGGCATGGCGTGCTCGCTCATCAGAAACTGGGTGCAGTTCTCGAGCGCTTCGCGGCGGTTCAGCCCCCGGCAGTAGCGCAGCAGATAACCGGTGGCGGCGTTTTTGGGGTCGAGTTGGGGGAGCCGCCGGGCCTGGGGGCCGGCGGAGAGCGTTGCGATGGTCATGGTGTCGTCTCTCGAAATACGCCCTGGGGCGGTTTAGCTGGACTCGCGCAGTAGCTGAGCCAGCATGGTTGCGCGGACGCCTGCCGATACCGGCAAGGTGATGTCCGGGTTGGGTGTCATGCTCGGCGTGAGCGTGACGGTGAACTCGAACGAGAACTTGCCGCGCCAGCCGCAATCCGCGTTCTGGCACTCAATCGCGCCTTCGCGGTAAATCGGTGTCACCTGCTTCGAGTAGCGCACCCGCGCATAGCTTCCGCAGTGCGGACACGTGTTTCTCGCTTGTGCAGGTTTGGTCACCGGTGTCCTCCTGAAACTGGGTAGAGTGCGCGGCCTCGGCCGGTGAGCCTGGCGTTGCCTTCTCTGATGCTGGTCCGAAGCAAGAACTCAGCGGCTTGGCGCCGCGATCCCAGGCCTTCCCGTTCGCAGACGGCATCGAGCACGGCTGCCGTGTGTTCATCGAATTCGAGGAGTTGTTCCGGCATGGGGGCCTCGTTTTGCACGGTGGAAAGACGGTTTATGTACGGCTTCTTTCAACCGGCGCTCACTGGCACATTGCTCGAGAGCGATGTGGGGTCGACACCGAATGCCTCGCGGGCCTGCTGGAGCATGAGCTGGCGCATCATCTCGGCCCGGGAAACGCCGGCATAGTTGGCGTGGGCCTGAATGATCGCGGCCTCGTACTCGTCCAGATAAACGGTGCACTTGTGACTACGAACACGTTTGGGGTCCTGGTACATGGCGACGATTCCTCAAAGAGCCGGAAGCGCAGCGGTCGGCCGCGGTGATTCGGGGAGGAAGCCTTGTTTGATGCCCAGCAGTACGGCTGCGCGATGAGACTCACCGCGAAGACCTTTCCTGCGGCCGGCGAGTAGGTCGCTAACAAGGTTCGGGTTCAGGTCATTGATGCGGCTGAATTCGGCAAGGCTGATGCCGCGCTGATCCAGTCGTTCTCGGGCTTGAGCGAGTGACAGGGGCATTGTGGTAACCTGCGTGTTGGTTGGTGTTTGGTATGTGTTCGAGCGTGTTGGTATTCGTATGCTGGTATCCAAACGGATTAATGTCAAGCGAAGGTAGCTAAATAAATGACAGTTGGTCGGCGTTTGAAGTCAGAGCGAGAGCGCTTGGGCATGACCCAAACTGCTTTCGCCGGGAAGGCTGGGATCACCAAGAACACCCAACTTCTCTATGAGACGGACCAGCGGCATCCGAAAGCCGACTACCTGGTCGCGCTCGATAAGATCGGCGTGGATGTCCTCTATACGCTGACCGGTAAGCATGCAGTCAGCAGCGAGAATTCAAGCGAGGCTCAGGCGGGTATCTTTGCGGATTCTTCGGGTGATCTTGGCGGGTGCTGCGTTCCCCTGTATGACGTTGAAGGCGCTGCTGGTGCTGGCCGTTCGCTCGAGAACGAGAGCATTGTCGGAACCTTCACGATCGACTCTGAGACGCTGACTCAACTGGGTCTAGTCGGTGCGCGGCTGGCCGGTATTCGCGTTCGCGGTGACTCCATGGAGCCGACCCTGTTCGATGGCGACTGGACGTTCGTCAATCTGGACGATACCAACTTCGCGCAGGCCGGGGTGTTCCTGGTGTGGGTGAGTGGGGAGCTGCGCATCAAGCGCGTGCAGCGCCTTGCCGGTGGGGCGATGTACCTGATCAGCGATAACACCCACTACGAGAAAGAGATGATCCGCCGCGGCCAGATGCAGGAAGTCGCGATACTTGGCCGGGTGCGGACGCGCCTGGGTGAGATTAGCTAGTCAATAATTCCAAGAATCTGCCGATAGGCAAACGAGGGCGATAACGCCTGGTTTGCACTCCAACTGCGGCACTAAAGCGGCCAACAGAGCTGCGCCACTACGCAAGGGAAACAGAATGGCTAAACGTGCCCTATTGGGCTTATGCCTATTGTCGGCGAGCGCTTTTTCGCCGCTTTTCGCAGACGAAACCTCCTCATTTTGTGCCAACGAGTGGCCTAACGATGCTGACATGCGCGCTTACTGCGTCGATGAGCAGCATTCTGCCGCCCGTCAATTCGGCCAGAAATCAGGCGTGATTCGAGACGCGTGCGCCGAGGAGTGGCTACCCGATTATGAAATGGCGCTCTATTGCTTCAATGAGCAGAGTGCGGCCCAAAATCGCCTCGCGTCCGACAGCGCCGACGAAGTTACCAGCCATTGCCAATCCGAGTGGGGCAGCGATCACGAGATGGTCGAGTACTGCATCGAGAAGCAGCGGGCGGCGCGAGATCGTCTATCCGGTTATCCAACGTCGCTGGTCTCTTCATGTCGCGGAGAGTGGGGGCAGGACTACGAGATGATCGAATACTGCGCACAAGGCAATTAAGGAGCTGATGACATGGCTTGGACTCTCGCGATCATTGCGATCCTAATCTTATCGGTCGTTGTCACCGTTCGATCGATGTATCACCAGCGCTCTTTGGGCCGTGGCGCGATCAGTAATTTCTTTCTGTCCTGTCTCGCGGGCGGGTTTTTTGGGGGTGTGGCTCTGGTCGTGCTCGGCATTATCTACTTGGTTGTTCAGTGATTCATGAAGGTGACTTATCTCGGACCGGTGGCGGAGTGCGCCGGCCATCCAGCGATTCAGGAGATGCCGGTGAGCGATTTACCGGCCTCGAGCTTTTTGGTGGAAGTCTCGCCGGGCGCGGGCATCGATGGGGAACTGATCGAGGGTGACGTGCTGGTCGCTGACGAGAAACGAATCACCGAATACGGTGATTTGGTGCTGGCCTGCGACGAGTACGACGAAATGCGGGCCTATCGCTCACACCGGATCGGCGGTTATCTGCGGCTCGTACCGATGGGCGGTGGGCATGCGGTGCCGGCCTCTGCGCTCGATTGCGTGGGCGTGGTGGTGCGTCGGGCGCGCAACCCGGCGAATGATTTCGAGCCGGAAGAGATCGCCGACACGACGCTTGCCGATGCCTTTGCACCTTGGTTCAGCGTATCAACCTGGAACACGTCTAGCCCGGCGGATGCGCGGCGTTTTCATGAGTGCTGTCACGATTACATGCAGAGCAGCGGGGGACAGGTAAGAGCTGGGGCGTTTGTCGAGACGCTCCGGAAGGCGATCTCCCAGCGCTGCGGCGGGAGCTGGGACGACTACTGCGAAAGAGCGCTACAAAGCCGGGCGCAGTGTGCTGAGGCAATTTGTGCGTATTTGCACGATACCCACCAAATTACGCGGTAGCGGCTAGGCGGGATGTATTATAGGGGCTAGGTGGTTTTGCTATGCAACTAATGGGGTAAATGGTCCAAGTACGGGGCCATTCCCCTCGATCTGCCGGTAACCATATGGTTGTATTCTAGTTCGCTAATATAAAGATTGCGGACTTTACCGTCTATCACAGTCTCGAGTTTATAGAAACCTGGGCCACCTCCAACAATTGAGTACTCTGAACTCTGGCGCAAGTGAAAACATTCACTGTTGCCCAGAACTTTGCCTCGCTTTTCTGTATTCAACTGTTTTATGCTTTTGGCGATTTTCAACATCGTAAATTGATATTTGCATAGCAGCGTAGTGGCCGGAAGAGGGTCACTGCCCCAATACTTGCCGAAGGGTAATCCATTCATATAGATGGCGCTCAGACTTGATGCCAATGCGCCCATGCATATGAGTAGGGTTAGTGTCGTTTTTGCTTTCGTCCACCGAGTTGACAAATTAGACATATCTGTAACCTTAAAACATTTGATTTTAGACTACAGGTGCAAAGCACAATGTGAAAAAATCAAGCAATTGTGAATGCGTCGTCTAGCCTTTGGGGCTATGATCAGCCCATAGTGTGATTGGCAAGGTTTCGTGTTCCTGCGCTATTATCGAGGTGAATGCAAGTGCTTGTTTTATTTGCGTTTTTATTGATTGGGTGTCTAGGTATGACGATGTCTTCTCCTGCGAAAGCCAACGGGGGGCCTTCTCCTCAGCAGTTCGGGATGGCTCTTCAAGCCTCTCTTCAGTGCATTGAGTTGCAAATGCGTTCCGACACTGAATACAAAATCAACGCCCACCGGTCAACTGCTATCAGATTTACCAGGGGGTTCGACGGAGGCTTATATTATGTCATGGACGGCGGGAGCGAAGTTTGTGCGGAGATCTGGAGAAAATTCGGCTGTGATGGTGATGAGGTTCCAAACCTTATTCAGCATTCACCTATAATGGGTCCTGATAGAGAGATTTGCGTTTATCGCTCAACACAATAGTGAAACCTGACTTTTCAATGCCGACTGTCTAGGTAATGCTTCGCGAGGTCATCGTGAAAATTCAGATTAAGCGTATTTATGATAAAGCCAAACCAGAAGATGGTTACCGTGTGCTAGTGGACGGTCTGTGGCCCAGGGGAATTGCTAAGCGTGACGCTAAAATTGATGAGTGGCGAAAAGAGCTCGCTCCCTCTAAATCACTGCGGCAATGGTACGGGCATGATCAGGCGAGATGGAATGAATTTCGAAAAGCGTATGAACTTGAGCTCTCCAGCGCTGATCCAGAGTCCATAAAAAGCCTTCGACAGATCACCAAGAAGCAAAGATTGACGTTGCTATTCGCAGCACGGAGTACTGAATATAACAACGCGGTGATACTAAAGACGTATTTGGAGAGGTCATGAACGACGACGCTACTTTGATGATCGCCGTGCGGGTGAAGGAAGCTTGTATAAAGGCCGCGAAGGTAGGTTACGAAGACGCTGCTATTTTGGGTCTATGCCACGAGGGCGCCGTTGAAGCGTCTATTAGTGCGATTCAGACAATAGACGTCGATGCGATAATGAGAGAATTGACGGCAAAAGATTAGTGACCGCTGACTCCGGTCAGCGATATGAGCGACTTCCACCGCCAGTTCGTATTCTCGCTCTACGGTGTCCCCGGCGGTGATGGCGTCGGGGATGTCAGGAAACACGATCCCGGTGGTATGGGTATCGTCGCCCCGTTCGATAGCGATAGGAAAAGCATGGTTCGACCTCCATCGGTTTCAGTCCATCGATGGGTCACTCTTCCGACAACTGCTCCACCGTGATGCCTAGCGCCGTGGCGATTTTTTCCAATGTCGCCTGGCGCGGCTTCCGCGCGGCTTCCTGCTGAGCATAGGCCGACTGAGAAATACCGATGCGCTTGGCGACTTGCGCTTGCGTCAGCCCCAGGTATCGCCGCCATGCCGCGACCATGGTGGTGTCTTCGTTCACGACCATGCCGACGACTTCATTGGGGATCAGGTCGGGTTCGGTGTGGCTAGCCAAGTAGTCTTGATACGGGATAACCACGTAGGCCGGGGCGCCATCCGGCCCATTGATGATCTGGACATTCTCAGTATGTGCGTTCATCGCGTTTTCTCACCTCCTGGATCTGTACGATTCGAATGCCACCGTCCCAATCGAACAGCACGCGGTAGTTGCCAACCCGCAGGCGGTAGCCGTACTGGTGTTTTTTCAGGGCTTTGACGTTGTGCACGTCCGGCATTTCGGCGAGAGACTGAACCGCTTCATAAGGGTGGCCTGTTGCTTCGGCGGCAGCTTCCGCAGTTGCTTGAAGGCCTTGGTCTTCCACTGGATGGTGTTCATCTTTCCCCCGCGTCCGATGAAGCCATGGTATGTCGTTTTATAAGCATTTGCAAAGACAATACTTATATTTTGCGGTAATGCTTATTGCGCTGGTTGCGCGCCACGTGTCTCGAACTGGAGGCTACTGGTGTAACCGCTGTCACCGATGTCGTGGCGCACCTCGACGAGCAGCCACTCGGCTTCCTCGATCTCCCGCTTCCAGCCCACGCATCGCGCCGGCGTCTCCGGGTAGATGTCCGGGCGCCCTTCGGCGAGCGTCAGGCCGAACTCGGCGATACCGCGTTGCAGGCGTTGCCACTCGGCCTTGGCAGCGGCGAGGGCGTCTTCCTCGCTCGCGTAGATGGGCCGCAGGCGCTTGGGGTTGTCGTCGGTGCCGGCGATGACGTCGCGGCGTTCGGCGCCGTCGGTGTCGTGCCAGGTGGCCACCACGCCCGAGTAGCTGTCGCGGTCGGTCACGCTGTAGCGGTGTCGGTCGCCATCCTCTCGGCGAATGATGATCGGCGGGATTTCGAGGCCGCTGGCCGTGGTCGACTGGCCGGCGTGGATGAATAGCAGGTTCCCCGCCTTCACGGTGGCGATGGCGTCGTAGCGCTCGGCCAGGCGGGTCAGAAAGTTGATATCGCTCTCGTCGGTCTGATCGATATGCGCGATGCCGACGGTGCCCAGCTCGCGCGAGATGCTGGGATTGAGGCCGTGGCGCTTGGCGAGCGTGGCCACGATGTCGCCGAGCGTGGTGCGGTGCCAGCTCTGCGTACGTTTGACGGGGAACTGCCCGCGAAAGTCGGCGCTACTGGCGCGGATGGAGAGCCGATCCGGCGCGCCGGTATGTTCGACCTCATCGACGATGAAGGTCCCCCGGTCGGTGAGCGGCTCGCCGACCCAGCCGATGGCGACGTGGATCTCGACGCCGCGACGGGGGAGGGCGAGCTGGCCGTCGTCGTCGGTCAGATCGAGGTCGAGTTGGTCGGCCTCGAGGCCGCGTCGATCCGTAAGTGTCAGCCGTTGCAGCCGACCGCGAACGCGCGGGGTGATCTGCTCGCCGCCGATGGCGAGACGATAGTCGGGCGTGCGAGCCGGGCGGCCAACGTCGCTCATGACAGCGCCCCGGTGACCGCGCGCAGGGCGGTACCTGAGACCGTGCCCAGGCGCTCGCGCTGGTCGTCGTCGATGCGTGAGAGCGATAGCGAGAACTTGATGTGTGAGGCGGCGCCATCGCGGAAGTGGCGGTCGCTGCTCTCGTCCATCGAGTCCATGGTGTACAGCCCGTACATGCGGCCGGTGCCCTCGATCAGCGGCCACGCCGCGCCCTGTTCGCCCATGGCGCGGAGCTGATCGAGATTCGCCTGGCCGCCGGTGAATTCGGGATAGAGCTCGCCGGCGAGGGTGATCGTGTCGCTGCCGGGGCCGAGAAACTGGATCGCGGGACGTTTGCCGATCCGCGACAGGCTGGAGTTTCGCCATTGGGTCTGGCGCTGGAAATCCTGATAGGCGGCGGTGCCCAGCGAGAACACGAACATGCCGTAGACCATCATCATCGCGGGTTACCTCAATCGTTGTCGTAGAGATTACGTCGAGACCGGGCAGCGGCCGCGCGCTCGGCCTCTGCCAGCGCCCGCTGAACCTCGGCGGCGACGTAACGGGCCAGCGTCTGTTCGTCCATGCCCGGGGCGGCGTGGACGTTGATGTCGCCGATGGTGATTTGGACGTTACCGCTCGCCGGCGCGGCGATAGGCGGGCGGGTGTCCAGTGGGATGCCGTGGCCGGCATCGATGGCTGGCATGGCGGCAACGGGCAGCGTTGCGGCACCGAAGGCGATACCGGCGCCGGCGTGGGTGACACGCTTGGCGATCTCGGCGACACGTTTCACCGGTTCATCCCGCTTCTGGTCCAGCCCCTGGTTGAACCCCTCGACGGTATAGCCGCCGATCTCCCGGAACGCGCGAGAGGGCGAGTTGATCCGGAGCAACTCGCGCGCCTTGTCGATGGCACCGTCGGCCATGTCGCCAGCGCGGTCGGCCACAGCGGACGCGCCGCTCTTGATGCCTTCGCCGAGGCCGGCCGCAACGTCTTTGCCGGCGCTCCACATGCGCGAGGGTAGCGACTTGAGATAGTCGATGGCCTCGTCCCACTTCTGCTCGAGCTGGCCCATCAGATCCCAGTCGCTGACCAGGTCGACGACGGCGTCGATGGCTTTGCCGGGGGCCTTCTTGAACCAGTCCCAGAGACGAGTGATCCCCTCCCACGCTGCGCCCAGGCCGTTGACGATGGCGTCGCCCAGAGTGGCGATGCTATCCGGCACCTCGATACCCAGCTTGCGCAGGATGGCGATCACGCCTTGGTAGACGAGGCCGAGCGGGTTCCAGTTGGGCAGCAGGCGCATGACGCTGCCAACGCCGCCATCGAACGCGGCTTTGACGTCGCGCCAGCGATCCTTGAAAAACGCGGCGATGCCGTCCCAGTTGCGATAGATGAGATACGCCGCACCGGCGATGGCGGTCACGGCCAGGCCAATCGGGTTGAGGAGGAACGCGCGGCCGACCACGGCGACGACGCGGCCGAGCCACTTGAGCGATCCGCCGAGTGCCTTGATGCCGCCCTTGGCGAGTTTGCCGAGCATCGACTCGGCGCCCTTGGCGCGCAGGCCGAGCATCTCGAGCGCCCAGCGCGAGGCGGCAAACGGGCCGAGCAGTGAGGCGATGACGAGCGTCAGCCCGCCGCAGATCGCAACGAGCGCGGCGATAGCGGCGGTGGCCTTGATGATCAGGGATACCAGCTCGGGGTTGTCTTTCATCCAGCCCACCACCGCGTCGCTGACGTCGATGATCTGGTCGCGGACGTCGCGCAACACGCGGATCAACTCGTCGGAGAGCGCGCGCTGCACGCGCTTCAACGCCGACATCGCGTTGTCGCCGAGCGCGTCGGCCATCCTGTCGACGGTGCCGGTAACGTCGCCGAGCCCCTCACCGGCGCCGGTCAGCCCTTTGAGGAACTTGGGGATCTGGTCGACGGAGAGATCTTCGATAGGCGTGCCGAACAGGGCGATGGCGGTGTTGGCGCGCTTGGCCGGATCCTCGATGGCCAGAATCGCCTTCGCGGTTTGCTGCAGTGCCTGCCTCGCGGCAGGGCCGCCGCTGGCGATGGCATCGGACATGGTCTGGGCGTTCAGCCCCACCGACTCATAGGTGGATACGCTGGCCTTGCTCATGTCCGAGCCGCGAATCGTGAACTCCTTCAGCGCGTCGCCGGTCTTGTCGAGGGCGAATTTTCCCTGGCCGGCGGCATCGACGAGCAGGCCCATCGCCTGCTGACCGTCGAAGCCCAGCGCGCGAAAGTTGGTGCTGTACTCGTGCAGGATCTCGGGGAGCTCGTCACGCATCTCGACGGAGACGCGTTGGAAGCCGGCACCGAGCAGATCCATGGCGGCCTTGGCGTCCTTGGCCAGGCCGTTCTTGACCATGAGCTGGGCGGTCTGCACCGACTCGGCGACATCGGTACCGAAGACATCCGAGAGGGTTAGCGCGCGCTTGGTGAGGTCGGTCAGGCTGGCCTGGCTGATGTCATCCAGCGAGCCGAACGCGGCGGCGACAGCGGAGACGCCCTCGGTGACCTGCTGCATGTCCGCGCCACGGCCGGCGCCATAGACCTCGGCGATGACATCCTGGTAGTCGAGCCCGAGATCGCTCGATTCGCCGAACTGTGCGGCGAGCTTCGCCCCGGACGCTTCGGCGCTGAGTGCCTGGGCGCTCAGCGCGAAGACGCCACCGCCGCCGACGCCGATCCCGGTCATGGCGGCACCGCGCATGCCGTTGGATCGGCCGATGGTGCGGTGGTAGCGGTCGGTCGCTTCTGTCGCGGCCTTCTGCCGGCGTGCTACCTCCCGCAGCTCGCGTTGTTGCTGCTGGATCTGCTCGTTGGTGCGGCGGATACGGCGCTGGAGCTCAGCCTGCTGATCGCTATAGCTGCCGGTGACACCCTCGACGCGAGTCATGCTCGAGCGCAGGTCGCGCAGGCGGCGTTGCTCGTCTTCGTAGCGGCGAGATAGCGTGCGCGCCTGTTTGATGGCCTGCTGTCGCTTGCGTCCGAGCGCCTGGGTGTCGGTGCCGGCTTCGTTCATCCGGCGGGAGAGATCGCGGATCTCGTCCTGTTGCCGTTTCAGCGCGCGGCCGCTTTCCTGCGACTGCTGCTTGAGTTCGCGGAACCCGCGCATGTCCTTCTGAGCGCGCTCCAGCGTCTTGAGCTGCTCGCGGTTGGCTTTCAGGGCCTCGGCAGTTTTGCCGCTGCCTTCACGAATCTTTTTGAGCGGCTTGGTCACCTTGTCGATGGCGCGGAGCATGACGTCGAGTTTCAGATCTCCGGCCATCGGCGGGCGTCCTATCGTTGCGGGGTTTTCTTGGGGGGCTCGTGGCGGAGGCGGGCGCGCTCCCGCCACTCGGTCAGTTCCTCGAGCGGCATGTCGTCCATGTCGCTCGGGGTCCAGTGAAACACCATGGCGAGGTCCGCCATGGCGTCATCGACACGGTCGGGGAGCGCTATTCGCTCGCTTCCTCGCGGTACTTCCGTGGCAGCAAAAAACCGGTGACGGCCCCGCCGAGCTGGAAGAGATCCGCCGGGTCGATGTCACGCAGTTCGGTCTCGGAGAGCGCGGGGTCGGTGATGCGCGGCAACACCTTGTTGAGCGCGGTCACTTCCATCTGCAGCACGTCGGTCAGCGAGACGCCGCGTAGCGCGCCAGCGCGCGGCTTGCGTACGACGATCTCGTGAACCTGTTTGCTGCCGCGCTTGAGCGGGTAATCGAGCGCGACGACGGTCTCGTTGGGGTTCTTGGCGGCTTCCTGGTCGGTATCCGCTGCGGTGGTGGTCTTCTCGGTCACGTCTTAATCCTCGATGGGTGATTACATTCCCTTGGCGGCGAAGATGATCGCGGCCAAGCCAAACAGGGTGGCGCCCCAGACAGTGGCGAGGGCGAGTAAGAAACCGGCTCGATCTGCACCTTTGGGTGTCATGCTGCCTCCAACGCGTAATCGCGTTTTCTCGCGGGGTTGGTTATGCTGTTTCACAGGTTCCCCCTAGCCTCGATAGGGTGAGAATCCAGAACGCCTCGCCGGCCCCTACCGGCGGGGCGTTCGTCGTTTACAGGCCGAGCGCCCGGCGCCGCTTCTCGAGACGATCCTCGCCGCGCACCTTGAACACGTAGCCCGGGACGTCGCGCTCGATGATCTCCTCGCCGTCGACGGTGAGCTTGTAGTAGCTGATCGTCGTGGTGACGCTGATCGTGTTGTTGTCGCCCTTGCTGGCCTCGCCCATGCCGATGGTCTTGTGACGACCGCGGACCACGACCTCGACGGGGATGACCTCGCCGGTTTCATCGCTTTCGTAGCTGCCGGTCATGCGCAGCATCGCGGCGTCGTGCACGGGGGAGCCGAACGAATCGAACAGGCCATCGACGAGCAGCCCGCCGGCGGTCCATTCCATCGTCATCAGCTCCTGGCCCTGGTCGACTTCGATGGGGCCGTCCATGCCGCCGCCTTCGTACTCGACCATGCGCCGCGCCAGCTCGGGCAGCGTCAGCGAGGGGATCAGTCCTTGCCAGTTGTTGCCGTCGCCGAAGGCGTTGAAGTCCTTCATGATCCTGGGTAGTGCCATGTTCCTTTCTCCTTACGGTTCCGGTGCCGAGCCGGCTCAGGCGTCCACGCGCGACGCGAAATCGGCGAGGTAGCGGTCGACGATGCGCTGGCGCAGTGCGAGGTGTTCGAGCGGGGGGACGGGGGTGTAGTCGTAGTCGATGTACAACTTGCCGCCCTTGAGCGATTCGGCGGTGTTCACTTCGGCGTCGAACCACGCCTGGCCGCCGAGCAGGTAGCCCAGGCGGGTGAGTTCGCGGAACTTGGCGTTCACGCCCTCGATGATGTCCCGGGCGAGGCTGGGGGTCATGGGCTTGTCGATGGCCCAGAGATGCGCCTCGGCCATCGTGTCCGCCAATACCTGGGCGGTGCGGGTGTAGTTCTCGAACGCGAACAGCGGGTCGTCGGTGCAGGTGCGCGAGCCCCAGAAGCGGAAGCCGTCGCGATTGATCAGGGTGGTCACGTCGGCGGCGTTGAGGATGCCGGCATCGGTGTTCGGGTCCTGCAGATCCCAATAGACGTCCGCGCTCAGACCGGTGACGCCGTTCACGACCACGTTCGAGAGCGTCTTGTGCCAGCCGGTCTGCTGGTCGATCTTCGCGCGCAGACCGAGGGCGCGAGCGACGGCGGAGAGGTCGCGGCTCTGTTCGGTCTCGGTGTCGAACCCGGTGAAATCGGGCCAGATGACCATCGCCTCGCGCGCGCCGAAGGCCTGGCGGTACATCGACGCCTCTTCGACGCTGGCGCACTGGTAGGCGGAGACGTAGGCAAAGGCGCGGAGCTTCTGGGCGACGCTAATCAGCTCGGCGGCGACGTCCTCGTCGTCCAACTCGGGCACGCCGAGGATGCGCGGCTTGACGCCAAAGCGAGCCTGAGCGGCCAGCAGCGCCTGGATGCCGGTCTTGCGGCCGGATTCGTTCACGCCGCCAATGATGTTCGCCTTGGTCTCGTCGGCGTCCGCGCCTTCGGCCACGCGGACGACGACCATGACCGGCGTGGTTTGATCGAAAATCGCATCGAGCGAGCGGGCGAGGGTGCCGGAGGTTCCGGCTTTGCCGAGCGCGGTGGTGCCGTTGGAGATGAGGACGGGGGTATCGAGCGGGAAGGTCTCGGCGTCGGCATCGTCGGCGGTGGCGACCAGCCCGATGACCGACGTCGACACGACACGAATGGTGCGCGTCCCTTCGTTGATCTCGGTGACTGACACGCCGTGATGGTAATCGGCCATGGGCGGCTCCTGGGCGGTTGTGCGGAAATGGTTCATGCGGACGTGCCGACACGTTGCCCCGCGCGAGATAGAGCGGCCAGCGGCCGGGTCTGTAAGTCGCGCGCTTACAGAGCTGGCAACGAAAAAAGCCCGCCGGGCGGCGGGCTTTTCTCAGTGGCTTGGTTTTGCGTGGACTATGTCAGAAACGCACCGATTCCGAGCTGTACGACGTACAGCAACAACAGGCAGACCAGTGCGGGCGTGATCCAGTCGAGCATCGAATCCCGCGTCCAGCCCCGTGCGATCCCTTCCCACCACCGGACGGGCAGCTTCTTTCCCCAACGCCAGCCACGCGCGACTCCGAGTCGGTATTCATGAGAGGTGCATTCGCGAGCGAGAAACCACACGAACGGGATCGTGAATGCGATCAGTGGGGCCCCCGGCGCGCCGATCAGTGTGAGCAGCGCCCAGGCGGTCAGCATCATGACGGCGGCGATCAGCGCGTGTTCGAAGTTGGTGCGGTTCATGCGGTTTCCTCGGTGGTGGTGTCAGTGGTCCAGGTGATCGCCTCGAGCGCGTTGCGGTCCTCGGCGACTACGGCAGCGGTGACGGCGTCCTTGAGCCGCCATGACTCGGCCAGCAGCCGCTGCTTGAACGCCTTGGCGGCGTCAGTCAGCGCGATCATCTGTTCGGGCGTGAGCGTGTATACCCGATTCGACTTCGCGCGCAGCGACATGACGGCGTCAGCCTCACCAGCGGCGCGCAGGTCGCGGGCCTCAATCGCCAGACCAAGCAGGTTAGCCTCGTCTTCGTCGGGGCGTGTCTGGATCACGTCCTCAGTGCCGTCGGGCAGGGTGTAAGGCATGCCGGCAGCGAGGGCGGCGGCCAGACCGCGTTCGATCATTGCCCGTTTACCCATGACCAGCTCGTCGAGGGTCACCACTTTCTCGGTCAATACCGGCTCGCCGGCATCGTTGATGACGATGATGTCGCCTCGCGCCAGGCCCTCGACCAGCGACCAATGAACTTCGTCGCTGATCGCGATAGCGTCATCCGGTTTGTTGTGGTCTTCGAAAAAACCATGTTCATTTGGCGAGAAATACACGCTCATCGGCCTATGGCCCTCCAAAAGAATCCAGGTACGGAAGAGTCGGACGTCTCGCTCTGGCGGGATGCATAGGCAGTGAATCCCGTCCTCGAAGGTGAATCGTTGATGCCGAGAATGACGTCGACATTTGGATTGACCACAGCCGTGATTTGGACGTTGTGGCACGCCGAATCGAACGAATAGGGGAACGTCACACTGGTCGGGCTTCCCTCGCTCGTGGCGGTTGTGACGTAGCCCCACATCTCGGTATCCCCATTGGGTAGCTTCCGGCGACCGCTAGACTTGCCGCCCTGCGAGACCACGTCGCCCTCGTGCCAGATCCTGTTACCGTTCCACTCAAGGCCGGCGCGGTGACCAACGAGCTCTTGATCGAACGTGATCGAATCACCCTTGCTACGCTTCCGGCTGTCGAGACTGATGCGCCACGCGCCGTTATCGGTATTGTCGATGTCGGCCTGGAACTCGACGGCGGCACCGGTTGCCGTGGACTTATCCTTGTCCATGCCAAATTGGAGACCGGCGTTACCGGCGCCATCGTTGTCGAAGAGGTTGTGTTCCCTGTTGCCGAAGTACAGCTTCGAGCCGCTGACGTTGAAGCCACCACCAACGGTTTGATCGGATGCGCCGGATCGAATGGGGTCGAGATTCTTGGCGTGCCAGAGTTCGGAGAAGTCGCCGCCATACCCCATCGAAATTTCGTAGTCCCTGTCCCCGAGGCGGGTGATGCGGAAGATGTCATCGCCATTCTCATTCGGACCCTGGATATAGTGTCTGGCGTCGCCGCCAAAGCCGGCTATGCGCAGCCCACCGTTTCTGTCCACGATGATTCGCCCGTCATTGGCGATATGCAGATCGGCGTGCAAGTAATCGGTTTCGTCCTGCCGTAGGAAAGAACTCGCGTGGACCCCATCCAGCTTGTCGGCATCCAGCCCCGACCCGTTCCCCTGTTTGACGGCGATTCTGGCAATGCTGTCCTTGCCTTTCCCTCCGGTGATCTCGATGTTGGCGCCGGCCTGTGTGGTGGCCGCCGTCATGATCGAGTAAGCGCCCTCGCCACCGACAGGGGGTGAGGTCATATACAGAAACAGGCCGTGGCTGTGATCGAAAATCACCGTGCCATCGTTGGTGTAGTCGCCGCCTTCCTTGTTGTTGAAGCGCAGCACGTCGTTGCCGGTATCACCGCGCAGGAACTGGCCGACCTTCAATCCCCCCACGGTCGCCGCGTTGCCGCCAACGTCGATGTCGTAGCTACCTGAAAGCCGCGCGGCGGGCACGGTGCCCGCGTTGAGCTTAGAGGCATTGCGATAGTCGCTGCCGTGTTGACCATCGAGCAGGTCGGCGTCCAGACCGGAGCCCGAACCCTGGTTTTTGTCGCTCCAGTATTTTCCCCAGCCGGAAGAGACTCCCGTATTGGACCCGAGCCCGACCTGCCTCGACCAGATTGTCGAGCCCTGGCTCTCGCCGTACCCAGAGATGAACAGTTGATGTGCGAACGTTGTCGGCGTCGTGATGGTGTGAATGATGATCCCGTACGCCGCGCCGGGCTTATCAGCGTGCGTGCCGTTCGCGAAATAGAGGCCGGTCTGTACGCCGTCGCAGTCGAGCAGCGAACTGGTCGGCCACACCGGAACGGCGGTGCCTAGGCCGTATTGATTGAAGGCCAGATGCAGCTGCGCAGCCGACGGCATGACGTCGTCGGTGCCGGCGAGCGCTTCTGCATTCGTTGCGCGTTCGACCAGGCCCGCTCGCGTTGTCGTCGCGGTCAGTGAGTTCAGGCCCGCCGGGGTCACGGCGCGGCTGTTGTCCTTGCCTTCCCTGGTCTCGGCGTAGGTGGCGAGCTCGACCATGCCCTGGTTGTTGGTATTGGCGGCGGGGTGGTCGCGGCTGGCCGCGTGATCGGTGAGCTGCTTCACCGTGGCGTAAGCCTTGAGCACCTTGTCGATGAACGACTTCAGCGTGCGAGGGACCACGCCGCGTCGGCCATCCTTGCCGGCGTCGACTTCCTCTTGCGTGGCGAGTTCGAGCACGCCTTTGACCGTGGTGGATGCCGGGGGGTTGAGAAACGCCGCATCACCGAAGGTGATGCTCGAGACATCGAGCGATTCGACCACCAGGTCGGTGGCGAGCAGCAGCGTGGCCGGTGCGGCTTTCTCGATGATCCAGTCCGATTGGGAGTAGACCGCGAACAGCACGCCGGCATCGGTGAACAGGCCGATCTCCCCGACCTGGTAGATATCGTCGGTTTCGTCCTGGACGGTAACGTGTAGCGTGTCGTCGGAGACCGCCTGGCCGGCGATGGTGCCCACACGTTTGACCGGCGCTTTCAGCTCGGTCTGGTCCTTCGTCGGCGCGTAACGCCCGGACCCCAGGCCGACCTCGGCGATGACGACGGCGTTGGTGCCGTTGTTGTCGGGGTCGACCAGCGCGGCGCGGCCGGCATCGGTGATGGTGAAGACAATGGCCATGGGGATCCTCTATTCAGCGGTGGCCGATAGCCGGCGGTAAATGATCGGGCGCGCTGCCCCGGCGATGCCGACCCCGCCGGACGCGCTCAATCCGGCGGTGAAGGTGAAATGGCTGCGAACCGGTTTGGTGCGGGAGATCTCGTCGACGATGTCTTGCTGGTACTCGGCGGTATTGGGTACATCGGCACCAAGCGACAGAGTGACGTCGAAGGTATGCGGCTCGCCCTTGTCGGCTTTCTGCCACCATTCCCGGATTGCCAGGCTCGAGCCGAATGAACGCACGACATCGCGAACGCTCTTGGCCGTGCCCTTGCGGCGCTGGATGTCGATCGCGTCGCGGATCCGCTGGCGTTTGATGTGCTCGGGCCAGTACGGCTGCCAGGAGTCGAGCGACAGCGCCCAGGCGAGCCACGGCAGCAGGTCGGCGGGGCAGGTATCCGGGTTCCAGAGCGAGCGCAGCGGCACGGGCAGGTCGCTGGCCGTCGCCGTAGTCGCCTCGAGGGCGCGCTCGGCGTTGGTGGCATTAGGCGGTAGAAGGCTGACGGCGCGGCCTCGGGCATCTGAATCACTCATCGAGGCCCCCGTCGGTCAGATCGATGGCCGTGCAGTAGGTCGCCTGGGTGCGGTCGACAACGATGCTCGCCGCCGGCGATGCGAGTTCGACGCGCTGGACGCCGGGTTGATGCAGCGCGGCGTAGAGCCCGGACAGGGTGACGTCGAGGCCGAGACGGTGCTGTTGTTCGGCGTACGTCGCGGCCTGTTCCTGGGCCTGGCGCATGACGACTTCGCGGTCCGGCCCGGCGTAGAAGTAAAGGGTCGCATCGATGCGGTATTCGATGATCTCGGCGGATTGCACGGTGACGTGATCGGTCAGGGGCCGGACGGCTTCGGCGGACAGTGTGGTGTCGACCGCCTTGAGCAGCGACGCCGGCGCGACGCCATTGTCGTTGCGTGAGAGCACCGTAACCAAAACCTCGCCCGGTGCGGGACTGGTCGCGCTGGCATCGAGCACCGCACCATCGGCCGACAGCGCGTGAAACACGTAGGCGCCCTCGGGGCCGGCGGTGCTGAAGCCCTCGAGTGAAAGCTGAATCCGGCGGCGGAAATCGGCGTCGGTCTCGTAGGAGGCCGGTACCGGCGGCACGGTATCCGGGTCCCCAGCATCTAGCATCTGGCGCTCGACGCCATAGAGCGCGCCGAGCTGGTCGAGATCGGCGTCGATGGCATAGGCGAGCATGACGCCCTTGGCCGCTTCATTGATGCGCTGGCGCAGCAACATTTCGCGGTACGCGGCGACCTGGAGCACCTTGTAGGCCGGGTCGGATTCGACGGTGACGTCAAAGCTGGGATCGCGCTCGCGCAGGTCGGCCAGCATGGCTTCGAAGATCGTCTCGAATTCGATTTCCTCGACGACGGCCGGCGCGGGCAGGCGGGAAAGGTCGACCGCCGTGAAACCGCCGCTCATGCGTCACCCCCGTTCAGCGGTAGGGCGAGCGCGACGTCGTCATCCTCGGTTACGCCCTGGATCTCGACAGCGACGCGGCCGGGGGATTCGACGTCGACGATTTGCCGCACGCCAGTCACGCGAAGGCGCGGCTCCCACCGAATGATCGCCATCACTGCGGCGCTATAGACCCGCAGCATCAAGGCGTCGTTGAGCGGCTGATCGATGAGGTCGGGAATCAGCGAGCCGTATTCGCGGCGCATCACCCGCGAGCCGATGGGCGTCGTCAGGATGTCGGCGACGGATTGGCGGATGTGCTCCACGCCGTCCAACGGTCGGCCAGTCGTGCGGTTCATGCCTGGCATCACACCACCTCGCCGGATTCGTCGCCGCCACGCTGAATGTGGTCGTGTTTGTGGTGGGAGCTGATGTCCTTGCCGTTGCTGGTGACACTGCCGGTGAATTTGACGTCCCCGGCCATGGTCGCGGTCTGGCCGCTGGGCTGACTCAGGTTGCCGTTCAGGGTCAGATTGCCGTTGATGACAACGTTGGCGTTGATCGTCGCGCCGCCGGCCGCGGTCGCGGTGAGCGTGGCGGCGGTGTTCACGGTAACGCCGCCTCCGGCTTCGATGGTGGCGGTACCGGGTAGCGTTGCCTGCAGGTGGCTCGTGCCGTGGTCGTAACGGATGACCGCGCCGTCGGGTAGCTCGATCATCGTCACGTTCGGGTCAAGGCTCGGTGGGGGCGTGGCCAAGGTGTTCAGCGACATGAGCACGGAGGCGGCGCGCAGCTCGCCGCCGGGCGCGAGTAGCACGACCTGCTCGCCCAGGCTGGGCGGGTTCCAGGTGCGCGTTTTGCCCGCGCGCTGTTCCTGCCAGCGGATCCAGTCGGTAAGGGCGTCACCGGAGCGGACTCGCACGCGCACGGCGCCGTGATCGATCTCGGCGATGGTGCCGTATCGGATCAGGTTGTTGATCAGGCGGAGTAGTTCGGCGGCGTTGTGCATGGCGCCATGCTGTCGCGGGTACCCACGTGGGCGGTAGCGGGGGGGTCTGTAAGTCGTCCGCTTACAGCAGAGCGTTAGCCCTCGAGGTTCGCGCCGAGGTGGCGGACGATCATGTCGTGAATCATCTCAATGTCATCGGGCGTGGTTCCGAGCAATTTCCGCTCGGGATAGTCGTACTCGAGATGAGCGTTGACCGGCGCGCGCTTGCCTTCCTGGTGGATGCGGGCGATGTGGGCGATTCGGCCCTCGTAGCCCATCGAGACGCCATCCGCCGTCGGTTTCATCTTGAGATAGCGCGCGGTGCGCAGCTTCTCGAACATCGCCTCGCTGGACTGGCTCTTGCCGGTTTTCTCGCGGGGATCCGCGACCGGGGTGAGATCGATTTCGAGCACGCGGACGACGCGGCGTTTCTTGAACGTGCGCAGGGCGCCGGCGTGGCGCCGGTCGAACCCGAAATAGGTCTCGGGTGTGGAGAACCAGTTCACGATCTCGCGCTCTTCGGCATCATGCCCCGGCTTTTCGTAGAGGAAGCGCAGTCGCTTGCGCGCGCGCCTGCGCTTCTTTCTGCCGACGCGTGCCGGGTAGGGCGTGCCGTCCGGGTTCTTCTGCTGCCGGATCCGTCGCTGTTGACGCTTGCGCAGTGCGGTGCCGATCTCGCGGGCGAGCTTCTTGCGCTCGGCGGGCTCGAGCTTGGCGAGTAGTGGCTCGACCCACTCGTCGAGCTGGGTTAGTGCGTCATCGCTCACGTGCCGCCCCACTCGGCGGCGAGGCGGTAGTCGTCCGCTGGATCGTCGCGCGTGAACAGTTGCCAGCGGTCGGCCGGGCAGTCGTCCGCCGGATACTCGGGCATTCGGTGCTCGCTACGAATCGCGCCGGCGTCGCAATCGACCAGGGCGACAACGCGTTCGGTCAGCTCGACGCTGAAAATGACGTCGATGTCGGTGTTCGAGTGGATCTCGAGCGTGAAGCGCAGCGCCTGCTCGGGATCGACGTCCGGCTGGTAGCGGGCGAGCCATTGGAGCAGTGGCAACACGACGGGGTCGAGATCGCCACCGCAGCCGATGACGATGATCTCGGCGGTCACCCGGTACTCGTGGGAGAGGTTCGCCCCCTTGTGAAACTTGATGGCGCCGTCGGGGACATAGGTGCGCAGGCGATTCGGATCGCTGGCGAGCCCGGGGACACTATCGAACAGGTGCTGGCGCAGGCTAGTGAGTTTTCGCATCGAGGGCATCCACGAGTCCGTTATGACGCCTCGCGCAGTCGTGGTACTGCCACGCCCAGGCGTTCATCGTCAGCGTGATTTCCCCGCCGGTGCCGTCACTCAGCGGAGGTAGCCTCGCCGGGCATTTGCGTTTGAGGTTCTGTTGGTTCGGGGGCTCGCCCGGCGGCGGCGTTGTTGAGCAGGCGCACAGCGTTATCGCCAAGGCACACGTTGCGGTAAATCGGCTTCTGAATTTCACGGATAACCCCTCGATCGATGATGCGCTGGTTGGCGTCGAGTTCGGCGAGTCGGTCCTCGACGACACCGGCGATATCCGCTTCGCGTGCCATCGCTGCATCGGCGACCAGCCGCGCGGCACGCTCCTCGGTGAGCCGCTGGGCGTCTTCGAACCAACCGCGCGCGAGCCAGCCGGTACCGGCGACGATGGCGAGGGCTGCGACAACAGCCAGCGCGCGGCCGTTCACTCCAGCCCCGCGAGGCAGAGTTCACGCTCGGCAGCGCGGCGTTTGACGAGCCCGGCGAGCTTCTTGCCCTGGGCGTAGACCCATCGTGAGAGCTGATCGCAAGCCGCCCGGGGGTGGCCGGCATTGAGCAGCTCGAGCAAGGTAGAGCGACGAAACGCGCCTTCGCCGACGTTGAAGATGAAGCTTGCTATCCCCGCGCGCCGCGTCGGCGGCATGGTGGCGTTGATTTCCGGCGTCACGTTTCGGTCGATAGCATCGAACGCGGTACCGAGGTCACCGGCGAGCAGTTTGTCGCACTGCTCGTCGGTGAGTGTCTGGCCGAGGCGGACATCCGCGCCGGTGTGGCCGGTGCAGATCGTCGGGATGCCGACAGGATCTGGATAGCTTTCCAGCTCCCTCCCTTCATAGTGCTTGACGACGCCGATGGAGATCGACAACGCCAGGCAGCAGGCGCCACCGATGGCACCGCCGCCAATCCAGCGGCCGAGGTTTTTCATGATCGGCCTCCACGGATTCGCTCCCACCAGTGGCGGAATTTTTCGAGGTACTTGGGCACGATCAGCCCGATCTGCAGGGCGAGATACGCCAGGGTGAGCACCGTGATCCAGTCGCTCGGCGTCATGCCACCGGCATGGAGCAGCGATACGACGGCCGGCGGCGTGGTCTTGATCGCTTCGGTCGTGATGTTCAGTTGCTGGGCCATGGTCGTCCCCGCGTGGGCAATGAGTAGTGTGATCAGCACGATCATCGGATCGGGCCGGGGGGTGTCGCTGTTGAGTCGGGTTCGCATGGCGTCAGCTCCAGAGCTGGACGATGTCGGTGCGCGCCTGGCGCCTGGCTAGTTCGGGCATGGCGACCGGCGTTCCCTGCGGCAGAATCGGCCCGAATTCGGCGAGCCCGGGGTTCAGCTCGAGCACCTGCTCGGTCACGCCGGCGGTCTTGCCGTGAACGCGCTGGCAGATCGCATCGACGGTGTCGCCCTGGCGCGCATGGACGATACGGGCCACTAGATCAGCTCCACCGTGGTGTGGGTATCGCCCAGGATCTCGGCGACGGCCCAGCGAGAATTGCGGCGATAGTCATCGGCGGCTTCGTCCTTCACCTCGCCGGTCTCCTCGCCGGATCGGGTCGCGCTGTAGTCCCGGTACGCTTCGAGGAGACTGGCGTGGGCACTGGCATAGACGGCCTGGCGATAGAGCGCGGTCGTGTCGCCAGGCATCTGCCAGGGCTCGCTCGGGACGGCATCCGCCTCGTGGACGCCGGCATCGCGCTGGCGAGCCTGGAACGCGGCGAGCTGGCGATTGATGTCGCGCATGGCGACGCCGAGCGCCTGGACGACGCGCCCCTCGGTGATCGTCGTTTCGATGCGATGGCGGTCGCGGAAATCGCCCGGCTCGATGTCGGGCCAGAATCCGTTGTTCGGGACCGGTGGGGCGGGCCGGTGCTGGCTTTCACTTCCGCCGTGGGCGACTAGGGACATGGGCGATCCATTGAATTAGAGGGAGGTGGATCGGGGATCGACGATATGGGGCACGTGGCCTGGATCTCCCCCCGATGCCTCCCGGGGTCGGCGTGCGACTCGGTCGCAGTGTCAGCCGCTGGGCTGATCGCTGGCGTTCTTTTTGACCTGGCGTTCGAGCTGCTCGATGTCGCGTTTCACGCCGGCGCGGTCGTTCAGCTCGAGCGCGCGCTTGAGCTGTTCGATGGCCGCGCTCGGACAGTCGGCGTCGCGCAGGGCGTAGCCATACGCCTTGTGAAACTTGGCCGAGATCTGGTCGTGCATATCGGCGCCGTCGAGCATTTCGCGGGTTCGGACCATGAGCGACGCGAGCTGCGTTCCGAGTGCCTGCCGCTCCGCGGGCTCGGCGACGATGCTCTCGAGATCGCGCTCGAACCGATCCGGCATGTCGAGCTTGTGCTCGAGGGCATAGCCGGCGATGTCCAGCGCGCCGGCGAGGTCGCCGATATCGAAGCGCCAGATCAGGACGGTGGTCAGCACCTCATCCTGGGCACCGTTGCCGCTCTCGAGCACGCCTTCGATGTAGGGATCGAACTGCGGCAGTAGCTCGCGCTTCCGGGCGATCTTCCCTTCGGTCGACTTGATCTGCCTCAGCGCGCGGCGAGCATCGTAGAGCGTGGCCATCATCAGCTCGTACTGCGGGCCGTTCTGCGGCTGGCCGGGGACAGCGCCCCCGGCCGCTTTCGCGGCCGTGACGCGCTGGAAGTGTTGACGGGCTGGGGTGGTCATTGCTTGCCCCCGTCACCGCGCAGCGCTGCCGGCGACATTTCGATGTTCTCGACCAGACAGCCGGCGCCGAAGTCTTCCACCACGTAGGCTTCGTTGCTGGATTCGTAGTTCTCGATCCGGTTGCGCTTGGGGTTCTCTGTGACGTAGCGGCGGCGAGCGCCGTTCTGCCAGTAGATCGAGAGGTTATCCAGCGTGGTGACCATGAGCGCGTTGTCGGGGAAGAACGGGACATCCAACCCACGAAGCCCACCGATACGCTTCTGACTGATGACGAGATCGGCCGCCAGTTGTTCGGAGGGCGCGAGCTGGTTCAGCAGCGGGAAATATTTGTCGTCCATCAGGTTGCGGCCCAGGATGACGACCAGGCCCGGGTTACGCCGATACCAGGGCTGGATGAAGCTGCTGATGGCGTCGTACACCAGCACGTCGAGCGTGGCGTAATCGCCAACCATGCCATTGATTTTGCCGTCCTCGCCCTTCGTCGGGGTCGGATCGATGACGACATTGCCGCCTGCCTTGCCTTTTGCCATCACTCGCTCGGGGGCCTGATCGCGGTAGTGCTGCAACCAGCCGATGTTGACGTCCTGGAGCAGCGGGTTGACGACGGGGTCGCTTTGCACCGCTGCGCGCGTGCCGTTGAAACCGATGGTGATTCGGTCCAGTGCCTGCTGACGAACGATGGTGTCGCGAATCATGGCCTGGAAGTTGGGGAACTTCGCCCAGGCGTCGATTTTGTTGTAGCCGAGGTGAGTGTCGAACTCGGTAATGCGGCACTCGTAGCTCTGAGTATCCAGTGAGCTGAGATCGCGGGTGTCGCGCTCCTGCTTGCTGACGTCGGTGCGCGCAGCAATGGGGCCGGAAACCCCCAGCGCGAGCTTTTCGCCCTTGAGTTCATCGACGCCGATAATGTTGATCCGGCGTAGGAAGTCGCTCGACTCCTGGATGCGTTTTTCCAGGCGCTGCTGGACGCTGGGTTCGACTGCGAATTTCTGCGTGGCATCCGGCACGCCGTTCAGCTTCGCCACTTGTGCGGCGAACTGGTTAAACAGGATGCGGCTATCGTTGCGCATGGGGTAGTGGTCCTTAGCAGTCGGTCATTTCGGTGTCGCCGTTGCCGCCGAGGGCGAACGAGCGAGACGGCTGGTCGGGTGTGTTGTCGAGGGTGGTGTAGAGCTCGTCGAGCCTGGCGCTCGTCTTCCGGTGGGCGTCTTTCAGCTCGGCGAACGCCTCGGCGGTGGGTCGTTTGGCGAGCTCGTCCTCGAGCGCGGCGTGCTTCTGGACGAACAGGCCGAGCGTCTGCTCGAGATCACCCCGGAACACGGCGAACCCCTTGTCGGTCTTCGCGTCGTGACGCTTGAACAGCGCCTTCACGCTGTCGAGCAGCGACGGGCCGGTGTCGGCCGGTGGCTCGATGGTCTCCGCGAGCTCCAACTCGAGGGCAGCCGAGAAGAAGTTCTCGGGGCGGGTCTTCTTGCCCGTTAGCGGCGAGTCTTTACCGGCGCCGGCGCTGAACTGCAGCATCTCCGTACCCAGCGATGCCGGCGTGTTGGTGACGGCCAGGCCGACAAGATACGGCTCGCCTGTGTCCGCGAAATCCGGATCCACTTCCATGGACGAGTAGACTTTCTGGCGCGCCTTGATCATCGCCTTGAGTTCGTCGGTGGGATCGATTTCGGCGAACAACTGCAGCTTGCCCTCGTCGTTCTTCTCGGTTTTCAGCGCCGTGACATCGCCGTAGGCCTTGAAGGGGCTATCCGGCAGCACTCCCTTGATGTGCTCGAGGTTGATTCGGCAACCGTAGGTCTTCGGATCGAAGTTCGCGGCCATCTTCTCCAGCCAGTCGGCGGGGATCTTGCGGCCATCCATCGTGGCGCCTTCGGTGGCGATAACGTGCCAGGGCATGTGATTTCCTCAGCGGGTGAGCGGAGCGGTGTCGCTGTCTGTGCAAAGTGCGATCAGGTTCCGCGTGCCCGGCTCAGTCCTCAACGCGCGCGGTCTGTAAGACGTCCGCTTACAGACGCCAGCCCATTCGAGGGATCGCGCGCGCGGATAGGCTGGCCGCATGACGACGACAGCCCCCGACACACTCGACTCCCCACGACTCACGGCCCGCCATCTCTATTGGCAGGGCTGGCGCGTCGCGCGCATCGCTGAATTCCTCGAGATGAAAGCGGCCACGGTCCATAGCTGGAAAGATCGCGACGGCTGGGAAGAGGCGAGCCCGACCCAGCGTGTTGAAGGCGCACTTGAGGCGCGTCTGGTCCAACTGATCGGCAAGGAGCGGAAGGGGAACGGAGATTACAAAGAGATCGACGCCCTCGGGCGGCAGATCGAGCGCCTGGCGCGGGTTCACAAGTACGCGGAGACGGGAAGAGAGGGTGACTTAAACCCGAAGCTCGCCGCGCGCAACGCGGGGGAGAAGCGCAAGCCGAAGCGCAACGCGCTGACGGAGGAGCAGTTCGAGGCGCTCGAGGCGGCGTTCTTCGAGTCGCTGTTCGACTACCAGCTCATCTGGCACGCGGCCGGCGAAAAGCATCGGATCCGCAACATCCTGAAAAGCCGCCAGATCGGCGCGACGTTCTACTTCGCCCGCGAGGCCATCGTCGATGCGTTCAAAACGGGGAAGAACAAGATCTTCCTCTCGGCCAGCAAGGCCCAGGCTCACATCTTCAAGAACTACATCATCCAGTTCGTCAAAGAGACCTGCGACGTCGAGCTGAAAGGCGACCCGATCATTCTCGACAACGGTGCCGAGCTCCACTTCCTCGGCACCAACTCGAAAACCGCCCAGGGCTATCACGGCGACGTCTATCTCGATGAATACTTCTGGATCCACGGCTTCGAGCAGTTCCGGAAAGTCGCGAGCGCGATGGCGACGCACAAGCAGTGGCGGCAGACCTATTTCTCGACGCCGTCATCGATCGCGCACGAGGCTTACACGTTCTGGACCGGCGAGCGGATCAACAAGCGGCGCAAGAAGGCCGACCGGGTCGATATTGACGTAAGCCACGCCGCGCTCGCCGCCGGCGCGCTGTGCGGGGATCGCCAGTGGAAACAGATCGTGACGGTTCACGATGCCGAGGCCGGCGGGTGCGATCTGTTCGATGTCGAGGATCTGCAGTTCGAGTACAGCGCCGACGAATTCGCCAACCTGTTCGAGTGCGAGTTCGTCGACGACAGCCAGTCGGCGTTCCCACTGGGAACGATGCAGGGCTGCATGGTCGATGCCTGGGAGGCCTGGGAAAACGACTACCGGCCATTTGCGCCCAAGCCGGTCGGCGACCGGGGTGTGTGGATCGGATACGATCCGACCGGCCGCAACGAGGACGGTGATGGTGCCGGGTTGGTCGTGGTGCTGCCCGCGCGTTCGGCGGGGGAGAAGCATCGGATCCTCGAACGTCACCGGCTCAAGGGGCAGGACTACGAGGACCAGGCGGCGTTTATCCGCACGTTTGCCGACCGCTACGAGATCGATCACATCGGTATCGACACCACCGGCATCGGCGCGGCCGTGGCCGAGCACGTCGAAAACTGGTTCCCCACCGCCACCCGTTACCACTACACCGCCGAGCTCAAGACCTCGATGGTACTGCAGGCCCAGCAGATCATCCGCAAGGACCGGCTCGAGTTCGACGCCGGCTGGGTCGACCTGGCGCAGTCGTTCATGGCGATCAAGAAACAGCTTACGGCCAGCGGCCGACAATTCACCTACGTATCGGGGCGTAACGCGCAGACCGGCCACGCGGATCTCGCGTGGGCGACGATGCATGCCCTCCACTTCGAACCCATCGACGGCCCGGCCGGCGAGACCAGCGAATCCATCATGGAGATGTACGAATGACCCCGACCGCCAAGCCGCGCATGCGCGTTCCCGCGATACTTTCCAACGCGTCCGAAACCACGCGAGAGGCCAACGCGCCCGAAACCGCGCGCGATGTTAAGTCCCATCAGTCAGCGGGCGTCGAGGCGTTCTCGTTCGGCGATGCCGAGCCGGTGACCAGCCTGCGCGACGTGTTCTATGGGGGTGTCTATCTGTCGCCGAACGAGTGGTACGAGCCGCCGGTGCCATTCGACGTGCTGGCGAAGAGCTACCGGGCGACGGCGCACCATGGGTCGGCGCTGCAGGTGAAGCGCAATATCCTCCTGCGCACGTTCATCCCGCACCCGCTGCTCAATCGTCAGACGTTCAGCGCGCTCGCGCTCGATTACCTCGTGTTCGGTAACTGCTACCTGGAAGAGATCCGCGGTCGCCTGGGGCGTCTGCTCGACCTGCAGCGCCGGCCGGCCAAGTACATGCGGCGTGGCGCGGAAACGAATCGCTACTTTTGGGTGCCGGACTGGGTCAACAAGACCGAGCTACCCGCTGGTCGAACGATTCACCTGCTCGAGCCCGACATCGACCAGGAGGTCTACGGGCTGCCCGATTACCTGGGCTCGCTGCAGTCGGCCTGGCTCAACGAGAGCGCGACGCTGTTCCGCCGGCGCTACTACCTCAACGGCTCGCATGCCGGATTCATCATGTACGTGAGCGATCCCGCCCACGACAAGAAGGACATCGACGCCATGCGCACCGCGCTCAAGGAGTCGAAGGGGGTCGGCAACTTCAAGAACCTGTTCATGTACTCGCCGCACGGCAAGAAGGACGGGGTGCAGATCATCCCGGTATCCGAGGTCGCTGCGAAGGACGAGTTCTGGCACATCAAGAACATCACCCGCGACGATCAGCTCGCCGGCCACCGGATCCCGCCGCAGCTCATGGGCATCATCCCCAACAACACGGGCGGGTTCGGTGACTCGGAGAAGGCCGCTCGCGTCTACGTGGCCAACGAACTCGAGCCGCTGCAGCAGATCATGCTCGAGATCAACGAGCGGGTAGGGGAAGAGGTTGTGAGGTTTCGGCCGTATTCGCTGGAGACCTCCCAAGCCGACGTGCCTCCAATCCGGTAGCCAAACCCGACATTGATAGCCACCCACCGGGCGGCATTTTTGTGCCCATGCGACGCATCGGGTGGCCAGTCAGTCGAGCAGAAATAGAAAGCCGGCCCATACGATGGTGACTGCGCAAGCGAAGTGCGAACCCGCATAAACACCAACGGCAACGTTTTTGAGCCAACGAGGTGCATCGCGGACAGCACGCTCTCGGTCACTTCGGCCATGGAATACGTGGCGGCGGTACCAACCCGTGTTGCGTAGCAGGATGATTCGGCCATAGGAGGCCAAGCGGTTGAAAGAGATCGGGAGCCCTTGGAAAAATTGCTCGTCGGTAGGCATGAGAACGCCAAGTGCCTTATCAGCTTTCGCAATGATCATTGGCGCCAGGATGGCCCCGACAATGACCTGGATGAAGCCGATGACGATGATCGTGGCACCACCGAACACAAAGACGATCCACGGTAGCGACCCATTCACTGACTTTCTCCCGCGCCATCATCCCCGTAAATTACCTCGTAGATCACTTGGCCACCTTTGTGACCGATAGCTCTGCCAGCCTCTCCACCGCCATATGCGCCAGCGCCTGTCATCACGATGCTGCAAACCAGCCTGCCGGCGGGATGGAGTCCAATCGCCAGGCATGCTGTGCGGCTTGCGGTTCCGGCGCCCCCTGCACCCCCAGCGGACAGCAAGGTACCGGTAACCAGGCCGCCGTACTCTTCCAACTGAACTTGACGACAGGACTTGGATGCAGCCACTGAATGGCAGGCCTGTTGAACTCGAAGTTCGGTGGAAGTGACATCAAGGCCTATACCGATGTAAGTAGTCACATCCAAGGTACTGGCGACCGAACCAGCTCGCTGAATGCCTTCGGCGACAGTCGGGATATGGAATTTTGGGAACCCTTCGAAGGCTTGAGCAACGCTGTGAAGCGCTTTATCCGAGGCAACGCCTATCTTGGCTTTCAGTGCCTGAGCCGACTCGGACAACTCGAACGCTCTATCCATGAATTGCCGGGCCGGGGCCTCTATGGCCGATAGGAGTCGCTCGCCCTGGGCCCGGACGTAGCGCTCTCCTCGATCCAAAGCGCCAGCTAGACCATCGAGGGCTTCGGCGGAAGCATTCTTGAGAGGGCCCATTGCGGATGCTGTAAGGCTAACCTCGGTCGCGCGGTCTCCCAGATCGTCCGAAAGCTCGAGTACGGCCTCCCAGTTGACCATCATCGTTTCGGCCTGTGCGGGCTCCAGTCTCTGAACCGTTTGCTGAGCCAGACGCGCTTGATCCTGCAATTGCTGCTCTTCGACCATGCACATTTGGTTCTCAGGATCGCTGAGCACCACGATGGAACCGGGCAGCACGTAGTCTGAAAGATGAGTGTTGAGGCGCGCGAACATGGCATCCACATCGGGCGAGGGGGAGGGCAGCAGTTGATCCTTGATCTCGTTTCGGTATCCGGCCTCCCGAACAACGTGGAACCCAGGCGCGATTTGAGATTTTTGTTCCTGGTCGCGCTTTGCCTTGGATTCGGCGGCCAAAGCCTGTTCACCTGCTGACAATGGCTGGTTCGCGCGTGCTTCAGCTTTTTCGTCGTGGAGCATGTGATAGCCCATCGACATCGAAAGCAATCGGGCACCGCAGGCTGTGCGGCATCCGTGGAACGCCACTTGCTTGCCGTTTACTCGGATGGTGGGATGCCCCTCGACGATAGTGGTTACGCCGTTATGCCCATCCTTTGGGCAAGTCACCTTATCGCCCACACATGCCACTGCTTTGCCATCCACTGTGTAATTCTGTTGACCCGTGATGACTTTTCCGCCGTGGCTAGTTGGATCACCTACCTGGATGATGCCGTCGCCTGGGTTGAACAT